TGCAACCAAGGTTACAAACATTCCGGAGTTGCTAGGATGAGTTATGTATAACTCGACTCCTGTGATTCTAGAATCTTACTTTCAGAGACATTATCAAGAAAATTAAGCTGGGTTAGAACTCAATGATCAAGATCTTCTAAGACTTGGTCCTCTAAATTCTGCTCCTTAATTATTTCATATAATTGTAGAACATTCTGTTGATTGAGCGTATCTCGCGAATCCAGAAACATATCTTTAACTTTTATGGATATTCATCCATTCATGTTATCGATCATTTCTGAAAAGCTTGAATAGCTTTCACTAACAGAAATTACTTCTTTAGTGGAACCTGAGGCCTTTATTGGGCTCTCATATCGATAAACAGAAGTATTATTTACTCCTTTTATTGTATTCTCTTTCAATCAGTAATCTGAAACTTCTCTCAAAGAGCCTTTAGTGACAAAAGGTCGTAACCGCTTATTTAAAATTTTACTATATGTAATTCTTTTAACTTGGTTAGAAGAAATATTAAAACTTTGTAAAAAGTTTTCATAATCATCGTAAATTTTATAACTACGGACTTGCATTCATTTGTTTGCAATATCATAAATTAAATAGAAAGAAAAGGTTTTAACACCTAATCTAGCTAATTTTAATCTCTGATTTCATTCAAATGAACTCATTTGATTGTTAAACCGAAGGTCATCTAACAGACGAATTCAAATTTTATATTCGTCGCTATCAGAGCCAAGGTCAATCAACTTATCAATGAGATTCTTACTGACATTCCTATGACCAATATCATTTGATCATTTTGGAAGTCTTTTAAGAAGTCATAATAAGTGAGATGCAAGCCGTTTAAGGGATTCTTCCCTGGATGTCACGTCAATTCTACATTTCATATTCCTCTCTAACAGATATAACTGAAAAAGAGAAATATCTCTTTTCATTAGCCTAATAGGCAAAGGACTAATCTCCTTACCATGTCTGAAAATTCGCTTTGCGAATTCCAAAGAGGAACTTGATTCGTCATAAAAAGAGTCTATAGGATCAATTTTGACTCCTATCTCATCAAGGATGAGTTGATAAGAAACAGCTACTTCTCTTGAGAAAATGACAACGTCATCTCCAAGTACGATGTACTCTTCGAATCTATTTATACCGATTCTCTTAGCAGCTAATCTTATTAATACATGATTAGTAATAGCGAGAGCAGGCCAGGAACTATAAAGTCCCATTGGCTGTCCGACAACATACTTCAAGTATCGTTGATTAGGGTCTCTTCCACAGTTCTTGAATTCTCAAGAACTCATCAATTTAAGTCAGCTATTCGCTAGATCTTCATTATTTCATACCTTCGCAAGAATACTTGCTGTTAACTTTACTGGAATACGGTCTGTAGCGGTTTTTAAATCGGTACTAGTTGGTATTCTTCCCATTAGATAATGGGTTTTAACCAAATAACCTAAACAGTCTTGATTATAGGTCATGTCTTGAGGAATTTTCCTAAGCAATCTCATAAGTCTATCATGAATAGGTTTTAATAACAATTGAGAATAATAATCTCCAATAGCTATAACTCGGGTTTTACCTTCGTTATCAGCGATAGCAGATAATCTCCTTGTATTTAAGGCTTCATTATATGTAAAGTCTTTAGCTGATTCTCTAGTCTTTTTTATAAGATTAGAAGGATGACGAAATTCCGATCAAATCTCGACGTAGTTTTTAGAAAACTGGTCAAGATCCTTTATTTGCTCGTCAGTATATGACAAGGCATCTAAATACCCTGTCATTGTAGCTGGTCCATTAGGACCTTGCTTACTGGAGAACAAATGTTTAGGAGCGGAGCCTTCTCATCAATCAGAGGGATCTTTGGGAATTCCAAGATCATCAAAAGCATCATTAAGACTATTTATCATGGAATTAGGATCTTTCAATGAAGGATCAACTATCGACGAAATGTCGACTTCCGGTGGTAAATTTAAGTCACGTGATACTCAAAGAATTGAAAGAATAGCCATACAGAAGTTATCATCTTTAGAACAGAGTTGTTCGATAGACGAAAGTCCTCGAATGGATAAAGAATCATTAAATTGTCTTAAGGACTTATGCCATCTACCTTGTAGAGGCTGAAAGCGCTGATTAACAGCAGCATATATAATATGCTTCCTAAAAGATTTTAATGTTCTTAATCTTTCTTTTCTAGGAAGATCTGAGCTTCAAACCTTATTTTGAATTTCCATCACTTTCACAAGTTTTGGAATAAGATTGGAAGATAGATTCAGAATCTTTCCTAAGGCTGGAGCAGTATGCTTTAGATCATGGAAAGTTCAAATCTTTCTATTATCGGCAAACCACTCTCGCTTCGAAGGAAACCTAGCGTTTAACGTCCGCTGACATTGGGTAAACCGATGTTTGCGTTCGGCAGATGTAAAGTACCTGCGTGCTAAACAGACGGGAATATCAGACTTGTTCTTTTTACGATCATTTAAA